GCGAGTCGTACCGCGCAAGCAGAGTCCCAAGTCAATTACTTGCAAAATGAATGGGACGGGAAACTTAAAGATGTACGTGAACGACTGTCCGACTTCGACGCTGCATACGATGAAATGTATCAGGCGCTGCCAACGAATGGGGACCAGCGCACACTTGTCGAAACGCTTTTAACCTCACCCATCGGCCATGATTTGGCGCACTACTTAGGGTCACACCCTACTGAGTTACAGAAGCTGTTTAATAAGCAACAATACCCTACGCTCAGGGAGCATATTCGAGCGATTGGTAAAATCGAAGCGCGAGTTGAGTCGACCTTAGAACATGCTCAAAAGCCAACCCAACTCGCATCTACTCACGTAGCAACACCTGCGCCGCCAATGAATCCGGTGGGCGGTGGGGCTACACCTACCGGTTATGACAGTCGGTCGGCAACTCTGGCTCAATTCCGCAAACATAACGGAGTGCGTGGCGGACGACGGAGTGTCTAAGGTGGGATTTTCATAAAGGTAAGTGATGGCGAATAATCTACCCACAATAGATGACATCACTTTAGCTGCTTTGGACGTATTTGAGAATAATCTCTATGCAGCTAAGTGTTGTAGTCGAAAGCTCGAAGGCGACTTCTGATCGAAGGATGGTCAGATTGGTGATTCGCTCCGGATTAGAAAACCGGCGCAGTTCACCGTTCGGACCGGCCAGGCGTGGGCGGGGCAGGACATTGAAGAGCAGTCCGATACGCTGACGTTAGATCGTCAGCAAGGTGTCGACTTTTCGATGACCTCAAAGGAGCGCAAGCTGGATTTAAACAGCTTGACACAGCAGGTGTTAAAACCTGCGATTGTCCGACTGGCGAATGAAGTCGATGCGAACATCCTTGAAGATGTGACCAAGGCGACATTCAACGCAGTCGGCACTCCGGGAACGACTCCGACCACTATGGCAACCTACATTGACGCAGGCGTCAAGCTGACGAACTTCACCTGTCCACGTGGCAATGGTGAACGGCACTTGATGGTTAATGCGGAGATGGAAGGTGACATTGCCTATGCGTTGAGAGATTACTTTCATCGTGCAGGTAAAATTAACGAGGTGTTCGATAAAGCTGAAGTGTCGGATTATGTGGCAGGCTACAACTGGTATACCGACCAGAATGTCTACACACATACCGTTGGCACCTATGCTGGCACCCCGTTGGTCAATGGTGCCAGTCAAACGGGATCAAGCCTGATCACGGATGGCTGGTCAAGTGGCGCGTCGAACCTGACAGTGGGCGACCGCTTTACGGTAGCAGGCGTGTTTAGTGTCAATCCGGTCACCAAGGCAACACTGTCTGATCTTCAGCAGTTTGTTGTGACCACGGCAGTCAGTGACTCCACCGGTGATATGACGATTAGCATTTCGCCATCCATCGTGGGACCAGGGGAACGGTTCCAGAACGTCAGCGCACTGCCAGCAGATGGCGCAGCCATTACGGTGTTCGGGACCACTGGGAATGTCTATTCTCAGGGTGTCGCGTTCAACGAAGAAGCCGTAACCTTGGCAATCGTGCCGCTAGAACGTCCCAAGGGTGTGAATCAGGCTTCGATGAAGTATGACGCACAGTCGGGTGTCGGTCTGCGGTATATCGAATGGTATGACGGCGATTCCGATATCTGGAAGAGTCGTTTTGACGTCCTCTATGGCATCAAGACCCAACGACCAGAGTGGTCGGTGGCGATTGCGGCTGCTTAACAGAAAAGGAAGGTGTGGTATGCGTAAATTCTTCTTTGTTCTGCTAGTGGCTGGCTTCTTTGTGGGCATGTCACAGCAGGTTGATGCACAGACATACATGACACGCACGACCCTCAGTGCGGCCATCAATAACTCCCAGTCGACGATTACGGTCGCGTCCGGGACGAATTTTTCGGCTGGACAGTTTGTGTGGGTCAATGACGAAGCGATGCAGATTTCGTCCGTGTCCGGTACGTCGATTCGCGTCATTCGCGGCATCCTTGGGACTCGCGCCCAAGCGCAGGCGAGTGGAGATGCGGCCTTTACGGGGGCTGGCAACCATTTTCAACAGGTTGATCCAGAAACCGGCGAGGCGTGTTCAGAAGGCACAGGGCAAGCCCTGTATCTTCCGTGGATTAACGTGCAACGCGCTATTCTCTGGCAGTGTTACTCCAGTGCATGGCGTGGCGCACGTGCGGCAATTATCGTCGAGAACTCAACCCCGACAACCTTGCCGTAGTGTATGACAGTAGGAAAGGTTCTGGTGGTGGCGCTCTGCCTTGTGTGGAGCGTCACCACTGCGAATCAGGTCTTTCGGTGGGGCCATCCGCTGCATCT